CACACGGGAGATGCACCACCGTTAAAGGTGTAGAACGTCAGGATGTCTATCCCTGTTGTCGCTGTCGTGGTAAGGGTTGGGGCCGTTCCTCCTGCCCACTTTACAGATGTAAATGCGCCCGTTCTCGATCCCGTTCCGTCCTGCGTCAAGATGAGGGTGAGCGATGCTCCCGCTTGTAATCCTGCACCAGACGGCATGGTGAAAGTACAGTTGCCTGTCATGGTAAAGGTCTGTACGTTGCCGTTGGTTTCGTCTAATGTGACTGCGGTGCTTGTGTTGCCTCCCGCATAAACGGTTTCGGCGTAATCCTTCACCACCGGACGGGTGGCTAACTGATCTGCGAAGATTGTCTCGCCCGACATAGTGCCGCCGGAGAGAGCGAGTTTGGCGTCTATCTGTGTTTGGGCGTTGGAACTAAGAGAGTTGATGTACTGGAATTCTGTGCTGGTTACAGTACCGTCTGCGATTTTGGTTGCGTCTATCGCGGCGCTTGCTGAAACATCCGCATCGACGATTGAGCCGTCCAGTATTTTGTCACTGTCAACAGAATCGTCTGCTACTGTTCCAGACTGGCTTATTAAGAAATTGCTTAACATTACGGATTCCCCGCCGTTGTTTTAATGGTCAGAGCAGATCCAGAGAAGCGATCTCTTGCGTCTGCCTCATGTAATCTTTCCAGTGCTTCCTGGTAATACCTCGCCCATACCGCAGCTTCTTCCGGGTTTCCAAGAAAAGGTGCGGCCTCCAACAGACAGGCATACAGATAAAGGTTTGGCCTGTTAAGAATGATCCAGTTGGTTGTCGCGCTTGACGATAGTCCTGTGAATTCCTTGTAGTAGGTAATCTCCAAGGTATCGCCTGTATCAGGAGAAGGCCCAAGAAGGTAGTTATCACCGAGAATGGTGTAGGTTCTTGGCCTACCTGTTTTACTCCCCGCCCAGATACGATCCATCATTTCCGGCGTTATATATTCCAACGCGGTAATGGGATCTGTGTTTATCTGAAAGTTTCTCCCCTGTAAGTAACCTGTCGGGAGGGAGTAGCTGCGAGTTCCAGAGGTAAGAGTCTGGGTCGCACTGGTTTCCATAGCGCGGATACGGATATCGTCTGCGAATCGCGCTTCTGCCAGTTCTATAAACTCATCCAGCCGGGAAGTCAGATCAGATCTGTCTAACCAGTTGGCAAGAGCCGTCTTGAGGTTGGCGTAGGAATCTATTGCCATTACAGATAGACAAGCCTCATGGTTACGTCAGACGAACCAACTCTCTGTGCATGGATGTACACAGCAGGGTTCGTGACTGACAAATTCCGGGGTACGTTGATAAACGTAAGACCGGAGGCAAGTTTGAGGTCGTTTGCGGTGCTAACAGCAGCGGAGGATGCGGTGGAGAAGTTAAAGTAAATCTCTCCGTCCGTATGGATGCCAAGAATCTTGGCTCCCGATACGTCTGTCGCAGAAGCGGAAGAACCTACCGTTACTGCGCTCTGCACATCCCATTTGTTGTATGCACCAGAATCGTCGCGTCTATACATAGTTAAAGCCTTATCGGGGTGGTTTTGAAGTAACGAAACTCAGGATCGTTGAGTTTCTTGAGAACCAATTTGGGGTTGTTAGCAATTTCCGGATCTTCCTTTAGCCATTGCTCCCATACTGTCATTGGAATAGAACCTACTTTGTGTCCGAATCCGTCGAAGTTCAGTTTTCCGGGGGTTCGTAGGTCGCCATGATCGTTGTACCGGCGTTTGTTTTCTTCAATTATGGGTTGAGCATCCTGGTACGTTTCGATAGTGACCGTCCCATCCGGTTCATCTATCCAATCTGTATGTACCTGAGATACCCTCTCAAAAGGTTTTCTATCCATTTGTCCAGTACCGTTTCATACCGCCCACTTCACGGGGGCCAGGTTTTGCCCAGAGTTCGCGTTCTTTGCGCTCTTGTTCCGCTTTTTCAAATTCCTTTTCAAGAATCTTGAAGATGTCTTTTGATTTCTTTTTCTTAGCCATAAAAAAAGCCCCCTAGTGGGGGCGCAAAAGAAAAGGGGGCCGAAGCCCCCTATCCTTACTTCCTATTAGGAAGTGGTGAGGTCAGCGAGATAACCAGAGGCTTTCTCGTTTTTCGACTTCAGACCATACTCAGCGAGGATATGCTTTTTCTGGCTATCGCCCGTCTTTGCGAGATCTTCAGTTTTGAACTCACGCAGATAGCAGATGCTCCAGTAATCGAAATCCAGGAACCAGCAGTCACCCGCTCCTTGAAAACGATTTGGTATCACTTTCATGGTTCCAAAATCCGAAACATACACATCGACGGCTGCCACGACGTGCGCGGGGGCTACCTTATCGGCAGCAGTACGCAGTGACGAAACGGACTGTGTGAGATCGGAGATCGCCTGTTTGTTGAAAGCACCGACCATGATGGTGTCAGGCTCACCACCATTATCGAAACACTCGCGGATCACGGTTTTCATACCAGCTTCCGTGATCGCACCAGCAGAACCAGCAGCCGTAGCGGTGTCGCTTCCGTTACCGGAGCTTGCCGTACCAGCCGAGGACGTACCGAGCGAGTGATAGTTTGAAGCCACCCAAGATCCAAGACCAGCAGTGGATCGAGCAGAACCGGACGAGCCAGCAGATTTGGCGACGTTATCCATCAACATCTTTTCCATGTCACGCTTAAGGGTCTGCGCGGCACGGGCCATGTGATAAGCCATTTCTGACCGGGATTTCCCAGCGAAATCTACTGCTTCTGCGGTTCCACTGACCTGTACAGTCTCTTTCGAGATCTGCGAGTAGTTGGTCAAGCGGGTGGTTTCAGTGATAGACGCTGCCGTTGAATCATCACCTTCAGCGTGACGATTGGCGGCGGCGGCTGCGAGAACATCCAAATGTTACCGTGAGAGTTTTTTATCTCTCACTTCTTACAGTTGCCCGTAAGTTCAGCATATATCATCATCCCTGTGGGAGTCCGGCGCTCTTGGAAACATTACCGTCCGTTCTGGACTCGTTTCTATGCGTTGAACCTTCACACCATCCCTGGTGTGCTTGGCTGCTGATTGCCCCAGAGGGGTTTCCAGCAATTCACCGGATTTTCGTAAGCGCATTGCTGCGCCCCAGACCAATGTTACCTAGTCTGCCATTCAAACAGAACATTGTCGCAAGATTCGCGGCCACATCCTGTCAGAAATGGAGTCGTGGTAGGCGAAATGTCGTAGATAACATTCGCCAAGTCCTCGCGTACCCCGATAGCACTATGTACCTCACGGGTATTTGAAGGAACAGCCATAATTTAACTCCTAAATGAAATCCTCAAAAACCTTGGCCGCATCTCTGACATGACCACTGTTTTTGAGTTGGTTGCGTTTGGTTTTGAGTGCATCTCTCTGCGCTTGCGTTCTGGATGCCCCTTTTCCGGCACGGATGACCCTGGGTTTCCCTTTCAGCTTTTTTGCTTTGGGGTTAGCGTTCTGCATCTCGTCGTACAGCATGGCCTTGCGTAAAACAAGAAATGAACGGTGGTCAACAAGAGAGTCGATTTCAGGCTCACTGTAGCCTAGGGTTTGTGCATACGATCTGAGTTCTGTTGCAAGCTGCCTCTGGGAATCTGTTTCGCCCCATTCCGGTAGAGCAGCGATGAGTTTTGATTTCTCATCCTCTACTACCTTGGCCCACTGTTGTTCTTTCTCAGCCGCGCTTCTAACCATAGCTTGTTTGGCCTTGGTCTTTACTTCTTCAGCCTTTTCTTTGGCTTCCTGAAACTCTTGTCTTTTTGTGACGTACTCTAGGGGATCTTCCAAGCGTAACCTTTCCCAATCAATATCAAACTTCTTGATGTCTTGATTTTCGGAAAGAGCTTGCAAGTGCTGGATGTACTGTTGTCTCTCTGCTTGAATCTGTTGGAGTTGAGCGCCATACTGTTCAGTCAGACTCTCCATCTCCTTTCGTTGTTCTGAAAGAGACTGCGTTTTTTTGGTGTAGTCACTTTGGCGTAAATAGCCTTTCCTGAGTTCGTCGGCAGAGAGTTCCTGTCCATCTACTTCAAATAGGAATTCTGCTTCCTCTTCTTCGGTGATTTCACCCTCAGATTCTTCTTCGGCTTCTAGCTCTTCGCCTTCTTCCTCAGTTTCTTCTGACGCTTCAAACGGTATTTCCGCTTCTGAAGGTTCGGCCTCCTCGACTTCCGGGGTTTCTTCCGAGTCCATCAATCCGAGAATGGCCTTTTGCGCTTCCGCAATCGTGCCAGTGGGTTCTGTTTGAGTGTCCACAATTAGCTCCATGAAAAAAAGGGCCGAATGGCCCTTCCCTACGTCCTTGTAGGTAGATTTCTAAAAAAGGATCTTAGAATCTCTTTGTGCTTTTGCCATCTGACCACTTGCGATAAGTGATTCAAAATGGACTTCAAGCCGTGAAAGGATCTTAAGTCCTAGCCACAAGGTTTCCCTTGCGTCCGTATCCTGGGCGGGTGAGTTCTCCCACCTGTCCAGAAATTCTTGTCGTAGAGTGCTGAACGCTTCCTGAACGATAGGGTCGTCAAGAATACGTTTTGCGCTTTCCGCACGTTGTTCTTCGTTCATGCTTTGCGAGACTTCTTCTTTTTCTTCTCTTTCTCTAAAGCAGCGAAATATGCCTCCAAACCTTCCGGGGTGTATTTGAACTTCTTTATCTTTTTCCCGACTTTCAGTTTGGGCATTATCCGATTCCTACGGGTCTGTTTTGTACCGCTTCCAGTTGGAGTTCAGCGACTTTGAGAGCGTTGTCTTGCTGCATTTTCTGGGCTTCCAGTTGCAGTTTCTGTTGCTTGATCTGTGTCTCTGCGACCTTTACATCCAGTTCGCCCTTCTTGAGTTGCATTTCGGCTGCGGCCATCTGCTCTCTTGGCCCCGGTTCTTGCTGGGTGCGTCTGGGATCGGTCAGGAAGTCATCCACATTCTTGAAGCCCATGTTTTTAATCATCTCCGCGCCCAAGTTGTAGAGGTTCTGTTCGTTGATAATGGACAGACCCCCTTTCATGGCTTGTGCGGCAAACTGCATGAGGCTGGAAATGTGCATGAGTTGTTGGTCGCGGTTGCTGTGACCCAACCCGACAGAGACGGTGCAATCCATCTTGTCCTTCCACATATCCGGACGGACGGGGATAAATTCGTTTCTCAGCATGACAATACGGGATTTGTCCTGATTTTTCTGGACAAGCTCGTAAATCATCTGCATGAGTTCTTTTACACCGGTTTCCGCAAAGCAACGGGCAACCAGTTCAATACGCTGCTGCGCTGCGGTCATGGTCTGGGAGACTGCGCTTGCCGTAGTGTGAGAGGTGAGGGTTCCCTCGTTTAACCCTTGGGAGTATTTCGTCATCCCAGACCTTTCCTCCCGTATGCCGTCCAAGTATTTGAGTGTTTCAAACACATACGGCTGTAACGGAGGGGTCGGCAAAGGTGTCACCGCGCCGGGTACTTTCGTCCTGACAATTCCCCCTGGTCTGCTCGTAAGCAGATCATCCAGATTCACCTGACCTTCCATGACGGCATAGCGGCCATGGTTCTGCATATACATATTGTCCAGCAGTGATCTTTGCAGTGTGGATTTCATTAACTGAAGATCCATTGTCAGATCGGCCATAGACATCCCGAAGAACTTATGCGGGATTTTTATGGGGGTCAGTGTGGCGAAAGGTTTGCGGTCTACCGGCTCTTGCTCAAGGATTACATTGCCAGCGGTGACAACACGGAGGAGTTCTGCAATCCCGTCGTCGTCTTGGTCAGACTTCAGGTAGCTTTCGTAAACCCAGACTTCTTGGAGTGCTTTTTCTACTGTGTCGCGGCCAAGCTGGGAAGAGTCGTCAAACTCAAACCTTGCAATTCTTTCGGAGGAGTATTCATGGTTATCCCCCCCGATTTCTTCTTCGTCAAAGTCATAACCCATCTCTCTGAGTTCAGAGAAGGTTTTACGGCTTCTGTGGCAGACAAATCTTGCGTCTGAAATGCTTTTGGCTTCCCGCGAGATCAAGAATTCTTCCGGCGGGACGTTTTCTATCTTTACCCGTCCACTTACGACTTTTCTGGTGATTACAACGTCATGTGTAACTTCCAGACCATCCGTATTTTCGGTATGTTCTAAAACTTCTACCGCTTCCGGTGAAATAAGGGCTTCCAGTTCCAGGTCTGTAAGATCTGTGTAAGTCTCCCTGTCGTTTTCGTCTGTCTCATCCCACCAGACTTTTACAATGCCGTTTTTTTGCAGCAGTGCGTCCGTAAACCACGAATACAGGATCTCAAATCCTGGGTTGTCTTTCGTAAAAATGTGGTTAATGTAGTCAGAAGCCTGTTCCGCTGCGGGAATATCCTCTGGCCCCGTAGGATGGAATTCCACAATCCTGTCGCCAGAAGCGAATACACGCATGAGAGAGGGTTTGATCCATTCCACCGTATCCGCAACGGTGCTGTCTACGATCTGGGAACGACCTTCTACTTCGTTACCAAACGGAAGCCCGTAGTAATACTCCATCGCAAGTCTGCGCTGGTCGGAGATCTCATCGTCAAAACCGAGAGCTTGCGTGATCTCAGCGTCTATTCTTGCTTTCAGTTCATCCATTCGGTGAATCCATTATTGGGCCAGCGTCAACAATTCCCCCATCCACTATTCCGTAGATTGGGCCGCCCACCACGGGTAGGTCATCAGGGTTATACGGAACCCAAGTGGTGTCGGGATCGTAAGGTTCAACGTCTGAGACTTCGACTACAGAGGATGGTGGGCCGAGAGGCGTACCTTCGGGGAAATATTTATCCCAATCGGCTTGACCCTCTATGTAGTAGGCATTACCTTCCGGCCCCCACACAATTTTGTCGCCTCCCAATAAACCAGCAGACCCCCTCATTGTTTGACCGGGTATCCATCCGGAATATGGTTCGCCGGATTCGTCGAACCCAAAGAAACCTGGGTCTGGGCCTAAGTATGCTCCCTCAACAAAACCGGGATCTTGATACTCGTGAACGAAGTCATTATGAATGTAAGCATCTTCCGGAGTGCGATAGTATCTATCTTCCGGGTAATTTAGATTCGGGATATCTAATCCGTACCAACTTGGGATCACACCTACTTGATCCAGTATGCCTCCGTGGTGACTTGCAAAATCTCCCAACGCACTTATGTTGGGGAGATCGTATTTTTGCAAATCCTGCTCAGTAAATCCCGCAACATCCGATAAAGGAACGATGTAATTCTCGTAAGAGCTAGGCAACAATCCGGCTGATGTAAACCATCTTGGCGTGTACTGAGTGCGTTCTAAACTAGGGTCAAGATTGTAGAAAGGATTTCCTTGGTGAAGGCC